CGCCGCCGCCGGCGCCCACCGACCAGCCGAAACCGGCCGACCAGCCGAAGCCGCCGCAGAAGGCCAGCCGCGATGACATACATCGAGAAGTCGGAAACATCTTTGCCAACGCCGATCGGATCGGACGCCGCCGAATGTCTGCTTGAGGCGTGGCGCGAAGTCTTGGCCGAGGTGCTCGACAACGCCCGGTGCCAGTGGCAGCGCGAGCACGCCCTCGCCCAGGCGCAGACCGCGGCCACGCTGGCCGAGCTCCGCGCCGAGGTCGCGATCGCCCGCACCGATATGCGCGAAATGGCGGCCGCGCGCCTGGCCGAGCTCCGCAGCGGGGCCGATGGGGCGCCCGGCCCGGCCGGCGAGCCTGGTGCGCCCGGCGAGCCCGGCAAGGAAGGGCCTCCAGGCGCGTGCGGGGCGCCCGGTGAGCGCGGTTTGCCCGGCCCGCTAGGTGACATAGGCCCTCCCGGCGAACGCGGCCCGGCGGGCGACCGTGGCGAGCCTGGCGGCCAAGGTGAGCGGGGCGAGCCCGGCCCGGCCGGACCGACCGGCGAAAGGGGCGAGAAGGGCGCGCCCGGCATGTTGCGGTGCGTCAAGAGCTTCGCCGCTGGCGCGGTCCACTACGAGGGCGACCTCGTCGCCGCCGCCGGCAGCACTTGGCAGGCGCAGCGCGATACCGCCGCGGCGCCGCCGCATGATGATTGGGCGCTCGTTGCCGCCGCCGGGCGCGACGCGCCGGTCCCGGTCGTCCGCGGCACCTGGCGCGAGGGCGAGAGCTACCGCGCCCTCGAGGTCGTGGCATTGAACGGCTGCGGCTTCATCGCCCGCGCCGACAATCCGGGGCCGTGCCCTGGCGACGGCTGGCAATTGATCGCGTCGGCCGGCCGGCCCGGCAAGCAGGGACTCCCCGGCGGCAAGGGCGAGCGCGGCGAGCGCGGCATGCCAGGCATGGCGGCGCCGGCGCCGACCATCGTCGCCTGGCGCATCGATCGCAAGACTTACACGGCAACGCCGCTCATGGACGACGGCAACGCCGGCGCGCCGCTCGAGCTGCGCGAGCTATTCGCTCAATTTCACGGTGAGGCCGGCTGATGGCTGACATCATCACCAAAATCCTCACGCCCGCCGATACCTACGATCTGCTCACGCTCGACGCGATCAAGCTCGCAATGGGCATCCCGCCAACGGACACGAGCCAGGATGCCCAGCTCGCCGAAGACATCACGCGCTATTCCGATGTCATCTCGTCGCTTTGCAATCGCGTCTTTGCCCGCGAGGAGGTGCGCGAGACGTGGCGCTGCCTTGGCTCGCGCCGCATGTTCTTGAGCCATTGGCCGGCGGCCGAGGCGGACATCGCGTCGGTCGAGTCGCCGCGCGGCTCGACGCTCGATCCGAGCGTCTACGAATTCGAGGAGCAATCCGGCAAGCTCGAGCTGTTCGAAACGCGCAGCGAACCGATCGTTGTCACATATACCGGCGGCTACAATCTGCCCGAAGATGCGCCGCCGGCATTGCGCCAGGTTTGCGAGATCATGCTGCTCGAGGGGCGCGCGCTGCGCCGATCGTTCGGCTCGAGCGGCATTAGATCAATTTCGCACCGTGAAAGCCGTGTGATGTTTTTCGACCCGCTCGTTTCCGGCGCGCGCGCGGCGCAGCAATTCGGCTACTCGATCAACTCAATCAATTCGCTGTTGTCCGCTTATATCCGCATCGAGGTATGACGATGACGATCGGCGGCGGTGTCAACTTCTCGACTCTGGTTTTGAGCCCGGCGTTCGATGTGTTCGCGCGCCCGGTCACTTTCTATCCGCTGGTCTCGCAGTTCGGGGCGCCTGGCTTTCTCGGCCGCGGCTACTATTGGAGCGGGCCGATCGATATCCAAACCGAGGACGGCGCGATCTATTCCGATCAGAAAACCGCGCTCGATATCCGGGACGCAGAATTCGCGCAACTGCCGCAACAAGGCGATCGCCTTTTCATCGACGAAGCTGATGCTGGCCCGGCGCTCGGCGAATTCGAGGTCGTCGATGTTGATACCTACGACGGCGGCATGACCGTGCTCACGCTGCGCAAATGGTTGCCGCCGGCGCCATGAGCATCTCGGACACGCAGAGCTATTCAGCGATCATCCGGGATGCGCTCTATGCCAAGGCGGTGACGCTGCCGTTCTTTGCCGGCTTCACATCGCGCCGTTGCAGGCAGCTCCAAATCCAACCGCAGTTCATCCCGTATCTCGGCGTCTACATCGTCGAGGAAGCGATGGCGCCGGACGGCGAATATCAGACCAGCATGATCCGGTTTATCCATTCGCTGTGCATTGGTTTCTCGGTCATCATCAACAACAACGATCAGGTCGAAGGCGAGCTCAAGATCGACGAAGCCTTCTGGGCGTTGATGAATGGGATATGGCGCGATCCCAAGCTGACGAATTTCTGGTTTTCCAGCTTGCCCGACAACGTCACGTTTCGGGGCGTCGAGAAAGGCACGCGTCGGCACAACTTCGGAACATCCGGGACCAACGAAACGCCGTTCGCAGAGTTGCAATATGACGCCTGGGTCGTCTACGGCGCCGAATACGGGCCGATCATTACCGACGATCTGTTGCGCATGCATGTCGAGATCGTCCCGGTTGAGGGCGACGAGGCGGTGCCGCCGGCCGACGCGGTCCAACGCATCATCCGCGAATATGAGTTCACGCCTGCACAAGGAGGAAAGACCGATGGTTGAGGTAAAGCTAACCGAGCGTCAAAAGCTGGTCGCCGAGCGCCAGGCGCAACTCAAGAGCCGGCTCCCGAAGGCCGAGGTCGTGCGCGTCGAGCCGTCAACCGACGTGCTGCGCAAGGCGGTGCGCCATCCCCGCGGCATCGGCTTCCCGCCGAGCGGCGCGGTCGAGTGGCCGCTTGACCGCTTCACCAAACGGCGGATCGCGGACGGCACCGTAAAGGTCGTCGGCGGCGAGAAGGCCGAAGCGCCCAAGCCTGCGCAGGCTGCGCCCGGCGGCCCGCCGCCGCCGAAGCCGACCGCCTAATCCAACAATCAATCATCAGGAGACAATGCGATGCCCATCAGTTTCGGTGCTATTCCTTCTAATATCAAAGTCCCCCTGTATTGGGTGGAGGTAGATCCGTCGAAAGCCGGGTTGCCGCAGCTCGGGCTGCGGGCGTTGCTCGTCGGCACCGCGACCGCCGGCGGGGACGCGCCGCACGACATTCCGATCGCGGTCGGATCGCAGGCGCAAGCCGACGCGCATTTCGGCCAGGGTTCCGAGCTCTCGCGGATGTTCAAGGCTTATTACGCGAGCAACCTGGCCAACGAGGTGTGGGGCCTGCCGGTCGCCGAGCCCAGCGGCGGCACCGCGGCCACCGGCAAGATCATCGTCACCGCGGCGCCGACCGAAGCCGGCACGATCCATCTCTACATCGCCGGCGATCATATCCCGGTCAATGTCGGCGCCACCGACACCGTCAACTCGATCCACACCGCCATCTCGTTTGCAATCAACGAGAACTTTGATCTGCCGGTGCATTCGGTCGGCGGCCCGACCGACGTGACGCTGACCGCGGAGTTCAAGGGCGTTCATGGCAACGAGATCACGGTCGCGCTGAACTACTACGGCAGCATCGGCGGCGAGCGCCTGCCGCCCGGTCTGGTCATGACGCTGCCGGCCGGCGGCGTGCTTGCCGGCGGCGTCGGTGTGCCGGTGTTCGATGCTGCGATCTCGAACATGGGCGAGCAGGAATTCGAATACGTCGCCATGCCCTACACCGACTCGACCTCGCTGTTCGCGTGGGATCAGGAATACGGGTTCACCGATGGCGGCCGATGGGGTTGGATGCGCGAGCATTTCGGCCATGTCTTCTCGGCCAAGCGCGGGCTCTATACCGACCTCATCACGTTCGGTAATACGCAGAATTCCGGCGTGATCTCCGTGCTCGGCTTCGAGGTGGCGAGCCCGTCGCCGTCGTTCGAATGGGCCGCGGCCTATTGCGGCAAGGCGCAGCGCGCCCTCATCGACGACCCGGCGCGCCCGCTGCAAACGCTCTCGCTCAATCAGATCAAATGCGCGCCCTTGCACAGCCGTTTTGATTTCGAGGAGCTCAACTCCCTGGCCGAAAACGGCATCGCGATCCAAAAGGCTGGCACCGACAATCAGCCGATGATCGCGCGGGAGCAGACGCTCTATCAGCTCAACCTCTACGGCCAGAGCGACGACGCCTATGAGCTCGTGACCACGCTCGCAACGCTCGCCAAGCTGTTGCGCAATCAGAAAGCCGCGGTGACCTCGCAATTCCCGCGCTGCAAGCTCGCCGACGACGGCACGCGGTTCGGGCCGGGCCAGGCGATCGTCACGCCCGGCATCGTTCGGGCGGCATTGATTGCGCAGTACCGGATGGACGAGTTCAACGGGCTGGTCGAGAACGTGACTCAGTTCAAGAACAACCTTCTGGTTGAACGCAACGTCAACGATCCCAACAGGCTCGATGTTCTTTATCCGCCGGACCTTATCAACCAACTGCGCATCTTCGCGGTGCTGGCGCAGTTCCGGCTGCAATACGACCGCGGCATCGACACCACCACGCTTCCGCCGATCGGCGTCACCGGCACGCTGCCGGCGACGGCCTAACTTTCGTTCCTCGCATCATCAACCCGTAAGCAAAGGAGAAACCTATGGCCCAACTCTTTGCGGGCACGGCCTTCCTCTGGGCCGACAACCGACAACTCGCGCTGCGCGGCAACTTCACCGTCTCGCCGAGCAACGTCGAGCGCACCATGATCGCCGGCCAGGACCGCGTCCACGGCTATCAGGAGCTCCCGCGCGTGCCCTACATCGAGGGCGACATCTCGACCACGCCCGACTTGCTGATGGAAACGCTCGAGGCGGAAACCGACGTGACCGTCATCGCGCAGCTCGCCAATCGCAAGCAGTACACGCTGATCCAAGCATCGTGCAAAGCGGGCTTTGACATTAATACCCGCGACGGCCAGGCGCGCGTCCGCTGGGAAGGCGTGCAATGCGACGAGAGCACGTGGTGAGCGCATGAACATACCCGTCCGCGAAGGGTTCGTCGCCGAGCAGCCGGTGGCGCCGGAAGCCGCGCCGGCCGCGGCGCCGGCGCGCGTCGAGACCTGGCCGATTAAGGTCAAGCTGATCCATCATCCGATCCGCAATCATAAGAACGAGGAAGTCCACGAGATTTCGTTCCGCGAGCCGACCGCCGCCGACATCATCCGCAACGGCAACCCGTGTCGCATCGACTCCGATTGGGAAATCATCGTGGACGACCGGAAGATGGCGGCGATGGTGGCGACGCTTGGCGGCATCCTCACGCCCGAGGTCGAGCGGCTCGACCCGCGCGACTTTGTTTCCTGCGCGTTTAGGCTGCGGGGTTTTTTTCTGCCGGAGCCGGCGGCCTGGTAGGCACCGACGCCGGCGACAACTTCGTCCTCGATTGCTACTGGCTCGCTCGTTGGTATCACCAATGCCCGGACGTTTTTCTGTCCATGCCGATCTCGCATGTGCAGACGCATCTAAAATATACGCACCGCATCGGCGAGCTCAGGCGCCAGGCAAACGCCGACCGCGAGGATCGTTGAACGATGGCTGAAACCGAGGAACTACAAATCAAGGTTACCCTGGTCGAGGGTAACACCGTCGAGAAATTGCGCGAAATGCGCAAGGAGATCGAGGCGCTCGGCGGCGGCGGAACGGCGGCCCAGCTCGAGCGGTTCAGCCGCCAGGCGCGCGACGCGCGCGAGAAAGGACTCAAGCCGTTCTCGGAAGACCTCGAGGTTGCGGCCAAACGCATGGTCCCGTTCATCGGCGGGATCGGCGGCATCGCCACCGGCTTGATCGCGGTCGGCTATGCAGCGGACAAGGCGCTCGAGGGACTCAATGACTTCGCGAAGGTGCAGGAACGCATCGGAGTCCTGAGCAAGCAGACCGGGTTCGATCCGGCGTTCGTGAAAATGTTTCAGGAGCAATTCAAGATCGCCGGGGTCGAGGATGCGACGCGCGACCTTCAAGGTCTGGCGCAGGTCATGGCCGACATCACGCGCGCCAATAGCGAATTCCGGCGCAAGATGATGGCAGGAGCCGGGCTCGAGGGCGCCGGCGCGATGCAGGAATTTCTTACGGAACTGACCGAGATCAAAGACCCGACGAAGTTCGCCAACAAATTGCGGGAGGGCCTCGAGAACATCAGGCGAAACGCCATCGCAAAATGGGGCGAGGTCGGGGGCACCGAAAGGTTCCGCAAGTTTGAAACCGAGCTGGGAATGCCCGACCTCGACCGGCTGAAAAAGGATTTGCCCGCGGTCTCCGCGGAGGAAAAGAAGCTGCAAGCCGATCGCCAGAAGGCGGCCGACGACTATCTCAAGACTTCGCGCGAGATCGACGAGCATTGGGAGCACATCAAAGACGCCTGGTGGGACCAGACGCTCGCCGGCAGTCCGTTGATGGACGCGATGAAATACATCGAGGGCGTGCTCGCACGCTGGGAAACGCAATCCAATAAAGCGGCTGAAATAACGAAAGAGCATCCTTCGCCCGAAGGGTTCTGGCCGAAGGTCAATCCGTTTGATCCGAAGGTGATCGAGCAACATAAGGCGCTCGATCCCGGCAGCGTCAGCGACGCGCCACTCAAGAAATGGTGGGACGAGAATTTCGGCGGCAGCGCCACGCCTGGGTCTGCGCCGGCGCCGGCGCCGGCGCCCGCGGTGTCCGGGCAACGACGCCCTGGCGGGCGCGTAAGGCTCGGCGGCGGCGCGGTGCCGCTGATGGGCGGCCTGGCGCCCGACGAGTGGCCCGAGTCCACCAACATCGAGGATCGGCGCGGCGAGGCACCGTTCCAGCCTGGCGAGGAGGAAGCCAACAAGACTCAGCAAGAGTTGATGGAGCAGACCAAGCGGCTCGCCGAGGATTTCGAGCGGCTGTTTGCTGACTACGGCGGCGCGGCTGGCCTTGCCGGCTTGGGTGGAACGGGCGGCGCTGCGCCGGGTAGTCTCGCCGCGCAGGCGGGCCTCAACGACATTGGCGGCGCGGGCGGCGCGGGCGGTGGCGGTGGCGCAGGCGGTCCATTGGGCATTTTTGGCGGCGGCGGGCTCGGAGCCGGCGGCGGAGGCCTTGGCGGCGTGCCCGGAATGGGTGGCCTGCCGGGTCTTGGTGGTGGCGGGTTTGGGGGCCGAGGTCATCCCGGCCGTGGTGGTGGTGGTGGTGGTGGCGGCGGCGGTTTTCCGAGTCTTCCGGGTCTGCCTGGCTTGGGTGGCCATCCTGGCCTGCCCGCGGGGCATCCCAGCGCGGGCGGCGGCGGTCGTCGTCATGGTGGCGCGCCTCATGGGAGCGATGTCGGTCCTGGCACCGGGCCGGGCGCAGGCGATAGCGATCCTGGTACGCCAGGGAGCGAGAAGTTTATTCGTGCTGTCAAGAGATTTGAGGGATTTGCTCCGAGGGCCGCATGGGATTACAAACAATGGACGAGCGGCTATGGAACCAAGGCAGGCTTCAAAGGCGAGCCGATTACCAAAGAGGAAGCCGAGAAAAGGCTGCGAACGGAACTCGGTGAGGCCGGCAAGGCTGTTGATAGAATAAATCCTAATCTTGATCCGGGAACGCATGCTGCATTGACTGACCTTGTCTTTAACGCCGGCGCCGGCGCTCTTAAAGGAATACACGATGCGATCGCACGCGGCGACATTGAGGCGATCAGGAGATGGCTACCCCAACATTATACGACTGCCGGCGGTCAGCAGCTTCCAGCCTTAGTCAAACGACGCGCCGAAGAAGCGACTTGGGTCGGAAGCCAAGACTTCCGTGACGCTGAACCGGGCGCGGCTGGGACGGCGCATCGAAATCGGTTCATCGAGCAAGCCCGCCATGATCGCGCCGCGCTCGACAACCAAATGGCGCAGAAGGTCG